TCACCACCTCAACCGCCACCCGTTTCCACCTTCTTTTTAGAAACGGAGACGGGCAGGTGGGGTCTATTTCCACTAGCGGCACAACAACTGCTTACAGCACATCGTCCGATGCCCGCCTCAAGCACGACATCGTTGACGCGCCCGAAGCCTCAAGCCTGATCGACGCGATGCAGGTGCGCAGCTTCAAGTGGAACGCCGACGACAGCGAGCAGCGTTACGGCTTTGTCGCGCAGGAACTTGTCGAAGTCGCGCCGGAAGCGGTGAGCATCCCCGCCGACGAAGATCAGATGATGGGTGTGGACTACAGCAAGCTGGTGCCTATGCTCGTCAAGGAAATCCAATCCCTCCGCGCCCGCGTGGCCCAACTCGAAGGAAACTAACCCATGACCGTAACCAACACTTGGGCCGTCGTGCAGATGGACGCCTACCCCGAAGAAGACGGTGAGACCGATGTGGTCTTCAACGTCCACTGGACGCTGACCGGCACCGAGGCTGGTTTCAGCGGCTCGGTTTACGGCACGCAAACTGTCAGCGCTGACCCCGACGCCCCGTTCACCCCCTACGCCGATCTCACGCAAGAGCAGGTCATCGGCTGGGTGCAGGCCGCTATGGGCGAAGAGCAGGTCGCTTCCTACGAAGCGAACGTCGCGCAGCAGATCGAAAACCAGATCAACCCGCCCGTCGTCACGCCGCCCCTCCCGTGGGCTGGTGCTTGACGTTCTGCTAATGCTGGAATTGGGGCGTGGGTTATGCTACCCCGAAAGAGACCTACGGAGGTAACTTGTAATGGCGGCTAGTGGCTTTACGCCCATTCAGCTTTATCGCACCAGCACGGCCTTGGCTGTGCCTACTGCGGGCAACCTCGCCGCTGGCGAGCTGGCGATCAACCTGACCGACGAGGCGTTGTACTTCAAGAACGCAGCGGGCACGGTCACGTTGCTCGCGGACAGCTCCGGCGCGCTGGGCAGCGTCACGAGCGTGTCCGGCACCGGCACGGTCAACGGGTTGACCCTCACGGGCACCGTAACGTCCGCGGGATCTCTGACCCTCGGCGGCACGCTTTCGGGCGTGAGCTTGACCACACAGGTCACGGGCACCTTGCCGATCGGCAACGGCGGCACCGGCGCAACGACTGCGGGCGCGGCGCGCACGGCTTTGGGCGCGACCACTCTCGGTGGAAACCTATTCACGATCGCCAACCCCGGCGCGGTCACGTTCCCCCGCTTCAACGCGGACAACACCGTCAGTGCCCTCAACGCGGCGGACTTCCGCACGGCCATCGGCGCAGGCACCGGTGGCGGCAGCGTTACTTCGGTCAGTGGCACTGGCACGGTCAACGGCCTTACGCTGACCGGCACCGTGACGTCCTCGGGATCTCTGACCCTCGGCGGCACGCTCTCTGGCGTCAGCCTCACGACGCAGGTTTCGGGCACGCTCCCGATCGCCAACGGCGGTACGGGCGCAACGACTGCCGCCAACGCGCTCACGTCGCTGGGCGCCTATCCGGCGTCCAACCCCAGCGGGTTCACCAGCAACACCGGCACGGTCACTTCGGTCACCGGCACGGGCACAGCTTCCGGCCTGACCTTGTCCGGCACGGTGACCTCCTCGGGCAACCTGACACTGAGCGGTACGGTGAACAGCCTCGCCGCAGGCACGTATGGGATCAGCATTTCCGGTAACGCCGCGACGGCCACCTCTGCTACCTCCGCGACGAGCGCCACCTCGGCCACAACCGCCACCACGGCCACGACCGCCAACGCGCTCAACACCGGCAACAACTACCAAGTCAACAGCCTCGGCGTCGGGACTGCGGCTTCGGGCACTGCGGGCGAAATCCGCGCGACCAATAACGTCACGGCCTTCTTCTCGTCAGACGCGCGGTTCAAGGAGAACATCGCGGGCATCGAAGGCGCGCTCGACGCAGTGCAGCACATCGGCGGCAAGACCTTCGACTGGACGGATGATTACATCGCCAGCCACGGGGGTGACGATGGCTACTTCGTGCGCAAGCAAGACTTTGGCGTGATCGCGCAGGACGTGCAGCAAGTCTTCCCGCTGGCCGTGCGCGAGCGCGAAGACGGGTCACTCGCCGTAGACTACGATAAGCTCGTCGCTGTCGCCTTCGCGGCTATCGCGGAACTCCGTGCTGAAGTGGAGTTTCTGAAGCGTGACGCTTAACGCCTCTGGTCCGATCAGTCTCGGTGGCAGCACCGCAGGGCAGTCTATCAATCTGGAGCTTGGGCGGTCTGCCACAGCGCAGGTTTCCCTGAACGAGAGCGCCGTGCGCACGCTCGCGGGCGTCCCGTCCGGTGCCATTGTTATGCCGACTGACTTCTACGGCAAGAGTAATATCGTGTACCGCCTCGACAGCGGCACGTACCTAGACAGTACGTTCTCTCCGCTGGACGCGCAGACTACCCTTACTGTCGGTTCTAACGGCGCTCTGGATGTCAGTACGTTCAATTCGGGGGTGCTGGCTAGTTACGACTGGCTTACCCCTACCACGACCGCATCGACACATTTTGTGCGGCTTACCCCGACCAGCGGTACTTTTAGCGGCACCACGACCGGTGTCTGGGTGGCCCTCACCACTAACGCGGCTTGGTTTGTTAACCAGACGGGGGTTGGATCTAATTCCGCCTCGGGGACGCTGGCGATTTCCACAAACTCGGGTGGCACGAACATCGTCGCAACCGCGACCATTACCCTGCAAGCGCTGGTGGACATCTAATCCGGCGACATCCCCTTCGATGGAGTGAATAATGAGTTTCTGGGACGGCTTTGAAAGCAAGCAGGACGGCGTCAACGACACCGTCGAGTTCGTGATCCGCGTGGCTATCGTCACGCTGTCCGCTGTGATCCTCGTGGTCGTGATGGCGCTTGTCGTCGGCCTCTTCCTGCCGAACCACATCGTCGATAGCACCGCCATCCTCGACATGGTCAACCCGGCCTTCCAGACCATCATCGGTGCCTTCGTCGGCCTGCTGGGCGGCTTGAGCCTGAACGCCAACGCGCGTGATGCAACACCGGAACCCGAAGCACCCGCACCGGAGCCGGAACCCGAAGCGCCCAAGACCTACGACGACCCGAACGGGACTGTCTTCATCGACACCCCCGGAGAGGACGACGATGGCGACTTGGAGCCGTGGGAGAAGTATCGCAACGACCTGCGTTACGACGCAAACGGCGACGGCGTAGTCGATGAAAACGACTTCCCCGATTGGCGCAACACGGACCGGTAAGTGGCTGGCGAACTCTCCACCGTCGAACTGATCGGCCAACTCTGGCCGGTCGTTCTGGCGTTCATCTCTCTGACGATCATCCTCGCCAAGATGGACGTTCGCCTCGGCGTGGCCGAGGAAAAGATCAAGACGCTCTTCGAGCTATGGAATAAGGAAAAGGACAAGTGAGCCTCGTAAACCTCCAAAAGAAGATCGGGGTCACGGCTGACGGCGCTTTCGGCCCCGGCACGCTCAAGGCCGCCTGCGCGCACTACAAGCTCAACCGCAACCGTGGTGCCCACTTCTTCGCGCAGTGCGCGCACGAGAGCGGCAACTGGCGTGCCACCAGCGAGAACCTCAACTACAGCGCGCAGGGGCTGCGGAATATCTTCCGCAAGTACTTCCCGACGCAGGCGCTCGCCAACCAGTACGCCCGCAAGCCGCAGGCCATCGCCAACCGCGTCTACGCCAACCGCATGGGCAACGGCCCCGAGAGCAGCGGCGACGGCTGGAAGTTCCGTGGTCGCGGCTTCCTGCAACTCACCGGCCACGACAACTACAAGGCGCTGTCGCAGTACATCAACCGCCCCGACATCATGGACAACCCTGATCTGGTGGCTGGCGAACTGGCGATTGAGAGCGCCCTGTGGTTCTTCGACCGTAACAAGCTCTGGTCGATCTGCGATCAGGGCATTACAGACAGTGCGATCCTCGCGCTGACCAAGCGGATCAACGGGGGCACGCATGGCCTCGACGACCGCAAGCTGAAGACCAAGAAGTACGCGACTTGGCTCTAAGGAGAATACCATGAACCTGAAGAAGATCATCGGCGGCATCGCCAAGGACAAGCTGGCCGAGCACGCCGCCCGGAAAATCATCCCCTTGGAAGAGGTCGCGCCCGCGAAGGGCTGGAAGGTTAAAGCCGCCGCTATCCTCGCCGGTATCGCCGCCATCGCAGGAACGCTATCCCAGTTCCTTGGCGGCGCGTGATCTGCTATCGCAGCCTCGGCCCGTATGCGGGCCACCTTTGACTATAGGAGACAGACATGCCCATTAACCTCGTTCTTTCCATTGAAGAGGTCAACGCCGTGCTTCAGACCCTCGGCAACCTGCCCACCTCGTCCGGCGCTTGGCCCCTCGTGGTCAAGATCAAGGAGCAGGCCGAGGCGCAGATCCCTGCGCAGCCTGCTGCTGCCGCAGACGTAACGGAGTAAATCGGATGTTGGAGCAGCTTATCGCGCGCGTCTTCTATGCACGCAACCTCGCGCACTGGAACCACTGGCGCACCGATAGCTACTCCGAGCACAAAGCCCTCGGCAAGTTCTACGACGACGTCATCGACGCTGTGGACGCGCTGGTCGAGGCATACCAAGGCGCCTTCGAGCTGGTCGGAAACATCCCGTCTCCGGCCAGCGCGAAGAGCCAAGACATCCTCAAGACCCTTGAGGGCGACAGCGCGTGGATCGAAGAGAACCACGAGGACATCTGCAAGGGCAACCGCGCCGTTGCGAACAAGATCGACGAGCTGACCGCCGTCTATCTCACCACCATCTATAAGCTCCGCAACTTGAAGTAGGGTCGCACCGCAATGGATTATCAAGTTCTCTTCAACATCGCCTTCGCCGTAGCCGGTTTCCTCGGGGGCTGGCTCATCAACAACATGACGAAGGCGATTGAGCGGCTCGATAGCGATGTGCGCGACATGCCCAAGACCTACGTTGCCAAGGAAGACTGGCGCGAGGATATGCGCACCCTCAAGTCGGACATGGACAAGGGCTTCGACAAGCTCGACAAGACCCTCGGCACCATCTTCAAAAGGCTTGAGGGCAAGGAAGACAAGCTGTGAGCAACGCCGAAGCCGCAGCGGTGAGTTTGGAGCGCGCCGCCCGTCTGGTGCGCGAGATGCCCCTGAGCGACCGCACACTCGCGGTTGCGGAGATGCTCGGCATGCTCACGCAGCGCATACTCGAAACGTCGCCCGCCGATCAAGCCGACTTCGCAGAGGCGGTGCTGGCGCGGTGGATGCACTCGTGATATAGGGGTAACGCCATGGCAACCACGATGACCTTCGCGACGCTCAAGCAGGACGTCGAGCGATACCTCGAACGCGGGGCGACCTTCGCGTCCGATCCGATTGTCCACGAGCAGATCCCGCGTCTGATCAACCTCGCCGAGCGTCGCATCGCCCGCGAGCTGAAGATCCAAGGCTTCATCAATGTGGTGTCCACCGCGTTGACCGTCGGCCAGTCCGTCTACCCCAAGCCCGACCGCTGGCGCGACACCGTGTCGATCAATATCGGCACGGGTGTGGGCAACGCGACGCGCAAGACCGTCTTCACGCGAGACTACGAGTACGTGCGGAGCTACTGGCCGAAT